TTCCAGTCAAAGCTGATGATGCCGAGCTTATCGACAAGGCGACCGACGCCTTCCTCAGAGCCGAACGAATCATCGAAGCGATCAACGACAACCTTCCAGAAGGTGCTCGCCGACTCGCACCAATTCCAAAAGATTACGTCTTCAAGAAGGTAGACAGAGAAACCGTCTCGGTCGCGTTTCACGCCGCGTTCCAAATGGTAGGTGGCGTTAGCCGCTTCGCGCAGTGGGCACAGGACGAGCCAGACAAGTTTTACCAGCTCTACGCCAAGCTGCTACCAAGCAACACCGAAACCCCGGTTGGTAGTTTAAACCTCAACTTCATCTCACCGATTCCAGAGACACGAATGGATCGCGTAATGATCGATGAGTCAGGCAAGGTCATCGACGCTGAAACCGAAGACCTACCGGAATAATGAGCAAGGTCGCCACCCACAAATACGTACCACGCAAATACTTCATACCCTTCCACGCTCGAAACCAGCGCTTCGCTGTTCTAGTCGTTCACCGCCGCGGCGGCAAGACAGTAGCCGTTGTCAACGACATGGTCGTTCGAGCGCTACGCACTAAGAAGCAGAACTGGTTCGGTGCCTACGTCGCACCGTTCTTCGGACAGGCAAAGCAGATTGCCTGGACCTACCTCAAGAACACAGTCGCAAGCCTACCTCCAGGCTTCGCCAAGATTCACGAATCTGAGACATCTATCTCGTTTGCTAACGGGGCGAAGATTCGCATCTTCGGTGCTGACAACTCAGACGCGCTTCGCGGCTTGTACTTCGACCTAGTAGTCCTAGACGAGATCGCGCAAATACCACGCCGTGTTTGGACCGAGGTCATTCGACCAGCGCTAGCCGACCGTCAAGGTTCGGTCGTCTTTATGGGAACGCCGAAAGGCAAGAACTTCTTCTATGAGCTAGCAGAGCGAGCCCGCCTTTCCGACGGCAAGTGGTTCTACATGTGCGCCACCATCGAGGACACGCGAATCCTGCCGGACAAGGAAGTGGCAGACATCAAGGAAGACCTCGATGAGGCCGAGTGGTCCCAAGAGTTCATGTGCTCATTTCAAGCCGCTCTTCGGGGTGCGTACTACGGAAAGCAGATGGCTGAAGTCAAGGCGCGTGACGGCATTGGAAGCTTCCCATTCGACCCAGCCGAGAAGGTGTTTGCGGCGATGGACGTTGGTCGCAGCGACGCTACCTCCATTTGGTTCTGGCAAACGATCAATGGTGGCTTTCGAGTCATCGACTACTTCGAGTCAACCGGTCTCGACGCGCAAGAGACGGTAGACATCCTAGAACTCAAACCATACGCCTACGAGTCGATCTGGCTACCGCACGACGCGTTTCACAAGACGTGGCAGTCGAAGAAGTCTGGTTTCGACACGTTCGTCAACGCTGGACTGCCAGCCCGACGCACTCCAACTCCAGACGCGGGAAACCGCATCTACCACGGCGTAGACGCTACTCGAAAGGTACTTCGTACCTATCCAATCGACTTCGACGCCGTCAACTGCGCCCGTGGCTTGGAATGCCTCTGGAACTACTCACGTAAGTTCGACCTAGAGAGAAAGGTCTACTCAGACACTCCACAGCACGACGAGTGGTCGCACGGCGCAGATGCCTTTCGCTACCTAGCCCTAGCAATCAATCCAGCCGATGTCGGTCGCTCAATCGAACGCTACAAAAAGCGAGTCGAACGTGCAACAGGCCTAAATACACTGCCTTCCTCAGTAACAACATTCGGCGACTTGCTTAGACGCCATGACCAGAAGGTAGCCCAACAACGCCGCACCGCTCACAAGCTCCGGTACTAAGTCAGGACAAAAATAAGAATGGACACAACATCAAACACAGCCGGACCAGTCGAGGACATCAACCCAGGAGAGGACATCGATGCAGCAGTGGTTCCGCTTGACCCAATCCTAGAACAGTACCAAACGGAAAATCGTCAGGAGTATTGGATCAAGGAACTTAAGGCCGCACGTGATGAACGGCATGCGTTCGACGGAGTTGCCGTCAAAACGATTCAGCGCTACTCCGACCAGCGCTCCAACGACTACTCAGACCAGCAGAACCGTTACAACCTTTTCTACGCCAACACCGAAATCAAGATGGCGGCCCTGTACTCACATACTCCAGAGGCCGACGTTCGCCGTCGCTTCATGGACGCCAACGACGCTATATCTCGAGTTGCTGCCAACATCGTACAGCGCGCCACCTTCATTGAGATGGAGTTGGACAACTTCGACCAGAAGTTCAAGCAGATGCTATTCGACTACCTAGTACCTGGTGTCGGAGTTGGCTGGGTTCGACTCGAACAGGAGGAAGGCGAACCAAACAAGATGGTCGTAACCGATCCAATCACTGGCGAGCAGACCCTACAAGACGATCCAGCCCCAAACATCACCGAACAGCTTACCCACATCGACTACGTCGCTTGGGATGATTTCCTATGGGCACCATGCCAGGTATGGACCGACTGCCGCTGGATTGCTCGCCGCGTTCCAATGAACCGCGACGCTATCAAGGCGCGATTTGGAGAGACAGCCAAGGACGGCGCTATCGCTTCAATAAACTATGAGAAGAAGAAATCGAGCGATGGCACGGAAGTTCCATCCGACAAGTTGAAACCAACGTACATCACGCAGTCCACTACCGACGTCTACGAGATATGGGATCGTGAGTGCGAGTGCATCTATTGGATCTGTGAGTCATCGCCAACACCACTCGACGTTAAGGAAGACACGAACAACTTTCCAGGCTTCTTCCCAACACCGCTACCACCGCTTGGTCGCTTCACAACGTCTTCAACCATCCCACGCTCCGACTTCTCACTGACGCAGGATCAGTACGACATGCTCGATGAGTTGCAGTCACGCGCAACCAATCTCATTGAGTGCATCAAGGTCAAGTTTGTCTACGACGCATCACGACCAGAGATCGGAACGATCTTCACAACGCTGAGCGAGAACACCGGAGTAGGTGTCAACGACTGGCAGAATTGGCAGTCCGAAAAGGGCGGCCTTGCCAATGCCATTCAGTTTGTACCAATTCAAGACTTCGTCAGCGCCTTGAGCACAACTCAGGAAAACATTCAAACGGTTAAGCAGAACATCTTCGACATCGAGGGTATCGCCGACTACATGCGCGGCGAGACGCAGGCCTACGACTCTGCCGCCGCGATCAACCAAAAGGGAACCTTTGCCGGTAACCGACTTGGCACGATTCAAAAGGCGGTTGCTCAGTACGTTGAGAAGCTAGTGCGTCTCAAGGTTCACTTGATGACGAAGTTCTACAAACCCGAGATTCTTATCGATCATGCCGGTGCTCTTCCAGATGAAGACCGTCAGTACTTTGGTCCAGCGATGCAGTTGCTAAAGTCCGACTTCGCCGCCAATTTCCGCCTATCAGTTTCCGTAGATTCAATTCAAGACGCTTCTTGGAACAATCAGAAGGCCGAACGTACAACGCTGGTTCAAACGATTGGCGAGATGATCGCTACCGTGCTGCCGCAGGTGAAGCAGAATCCAGACCTTGGACCGCTCGCCGTTGAACTCATTAAGTTCGCAATCGCCGGCTACAAGGGATCAGCCGCCATCGAGGGAATCCTCGACTCAGCGCTCCAGAAGATGCTTGCGGACGCTGCAAGCGCGCAGAAGAAACCACCTCCACCAAATCCAGCCGAGATCAAGGCACAGTCCGAAGCACAGAAGTCTCAAGTACAGCTTCAGATCGCGCAGATGCAGGAGGACACGAAGCGGCAGAAGGACGCCGCCGAGTCACAGAATGACCAGGTCAATGCCCGCCTAGAGCAGATGCGACTTCAGCTAGAGCAGTTCAAGGTGATGAGCGCGCACCACGCTACCGCAGTTGAAGGTGCTCATAACAAGGCGATGGACGTCGCGCTGCTAGGAAAACCGTAATGGCCATCTACGAATCAGCTTGTAACACGTGTGGGCGAATCCATGAGTACGCGGCGAAGATCGCTGACCGTGACAACACACCAATCTGCTGCAACAGGCCAACAGTCAAGCAGATGACCACGTGCCAAGTTGGCGCGATGGTATGGACCCATGCCAAGGGCTTCATCGGTCCGAATGGTAAGTGGATGGGCGATGGCAATACGTACAAGAAGTGGATGAAGGCGAACGACATGGTTTCGGAATCCGAATCCAAGTCAATGGTTGCGGAAGCCAAGAAGCGCAGAAAGATTGAACACGAGAAGAGCGTCGAGAGGACGGTCGAAAAAATAGTCACCCAAGCGGGTCAATAACAACAAAAAGGAGTCACCACAATGGATGTCACCGACACCACCATTAATGACGATGCAGTAGTAGATACACCAACTGACGCCGTAGAGACGCCAGTAGTAGAAACACCAACGGAAGACAACAGCCTCGATGCCGTTATCTCCCGCAACTTCGACAAGCTCGCCAAGGACGAAGCAACCGAAGCCACCGAGGCAGTAGTCGAGCCAAAGGTTGAAGCTAAACCAGTCGCAGCGACAGACGGTAAGGTTGTCGATCCAATCTCCGGTCGCACGCTTGAACCAATCAAGGCACCGGTCCTGCCAGTGTCCCTACGTGATAAGTGGGGCACGCTCCCACGTGAGTTCCAACAGTACTGGGCAGACCGTGAACGCGATATGGCCGTCAAGATTCAAGAGACAACAGATGATCGCAAGCTAGCGAAAGAGTTTAAGGACATTGCGTCTCCATACGAGGCGATGCTTCGTCAGCACAATACGACAGCGACAGCGCACGTTAGCGACCTTCTTAAGGCGTCCTACACCCTCAACACCGGTACCCCGCAACAGCGTGCTGAAGTGTTCTATGGGTTGCTAGCGCAGTTCCAACCAGATGCAGCAACGCTACAAGCTCTAATCCAGCGCAAGCCAATTCCAATGGCTCAGCAGCAGGCAGCTAAGCCGGTCAACGTGCAGGAAGAAGTTGATAAGGCGCTCAAGACTCGTGAAGAGACTCGCGCAGTGAACGAAGGCAAGGCCGCAGCCGATGCCTTTAAGGCCGATCCAGCCAACGAATTCTTCGATGACGTTCGCGACACGATGTCAAAGGCAATCGATGCAGGCTTCGTGCAGGGATCGACTTGGCCGGAACTATTGAAGAAAGCGTATGACTTCGCGGTACAGCAGCATCCAGAAATAAAGAAGGTGCTAGCAGATCGCGCGACAGCAGCAACACCCGCTGCAAAGCCAAAACCAGTTGCATCGGTAAAGCCGTCACTTGGACCAGGCAACCGCAACGCTTCACCAAAGAAGAAAATGTCACCACAAGAAGCGGTTGAATGGGCATGGAAGCAGAACGGCGGCGAATAACCGTGTGCCCGATATAAATAAAACACGAAAAACACGAAAAGCAAGAAGAGTGTCGATTTCATCTTCTACTTGAACGTGGCATTGATTGAATAGTTACCACCCTCACGGGATAACTGGACGATCCTTGTAACCGAAAACCTCATAAAGACCAGCGTTGTAAAGAAACGCCGTGGCTTGAAACTAAACACCGCTTTGAACGGCCAGTTGAAGTCAAGCCACGGTTGAATCGCACAAGCAGCACCTTTGGAAAGATTTTTCTGGTTTCCCTGAAAAGAAATCATTGAACCCTTTACAAAGGAAGCACAACAAATGGCATTTCCCAATCTTTCAGATTTGGCCGCAACCACGATTGAAGCTCGTAAGGCTGAAATCGCTGACAACGTAACGGCGCAAAACGCCCTTCTCACCTACATCAAGGATGAAGGTAACGTAGAAGAGTTTGATGGCGGTACAGTCATCGTCGA